TCAGTCATCACGACCCATGATGCCAAACAGCTGCAGCAAGCTGATGAACAGGTTGTAGATCGACACATACAGGCTGATGGTCGCCATGATGTAGTTACGCTCACCCCCATGAATGATCGCGCTGGTCTGGAACAGAATGCAGACCGAAGAGAACAGCACGAAGCCAGCGCTAATTGCCAGTTGCAGGCCGCTGATCTGGAAGAAGAAGCTGGCAACCACCGCGCCCAGCAGAACAAAGAAGCCAGCGGTGATGAAGCCGCTGAGGAAGCTCATGTCCTTGCGGGTGATCAGCACATAGGCCGACAGACCACCGAACACCAGCGCGGTCATGGCAAATGCCGAGCTGACCACCTCGGCGCCACCGGCCATGCCCAGGTAGCGGTTGAGGATCGGGCCGAGAATGAAGCCCATGAAGCCGGTGAGGGCAAAGGTGGACACCAGGCCCCAGACCGAATCACGCAGTTTGGCGGTGAGGAAGAACAGACCGTAGAAGCCGATCAGCACGACGAACACGTTCGGGTAACCGACACGCATCTGCTGGGCGACGAAGGCCATGACACCGCTGAAGGCGAGGGTGAGTGCCAGCAGGCTGTACGTGTTGCGCAGGACCTTGCTGACCTCCTGCTGCTCGGCCTGCTGGCCGTGGTGTACGGCATAATCCTGTTCGCGCATGGCGACACTCCTTATGGATCCGTGGTTTGAGACGTTCAGATGCAAGCAGTCTAACAGAGCCTCCGCAACCCGCGACACAGAGAGTTTGACAGCGTGTTTCATTACGGTATTATGGCGGCCGCAAAACGAGCTGGAAGCGTGGCCGAGTGGTTTAAGGCAACGGTCTTGAAAACCGTCGATGGGCAACTATCCTAGAGTTCGAATCTCTACGCTTCCGCCATACAAGTGCTTGATTTCATTGATGTTTACCTTAGGCGACCTCTCAAAAGGGAACGTTTTGGGAACATTTTGGGAATCGAAGGCAAAAAAAGGGGCCATCACGGCCCCTTTTTTTATGCGTTTCAGCTCAACTTGAGCGCCTGGTTCAACAATCCCACCACGTCCGGGCCGTCCTGGCTGATCCACTTCGCATAGTGCCTGAAGATCATGGCCGTCGAGGTGTGCCCCATCTGATCCGCAATCCACTCTGGCGTGGCCAGTCCGCTGCTCAGCATCTGGCTGGCGAAGGTGTGCCTGCAGGTGTTCGGACCGCGCTGGCGAACGCCGGCCTTCTCCAGGTGGCCGATCCACCAACCATGCCGCAACACGTCCGAGGATCGATACGGTTCACCCGTGGCAGTGTTGTGGAAGACAAACCGAACCCGCTGCTCACGAATCGTCCGGTTGTCCCGCTCTACCACCTGGATCACTTCCGCCGGAAGTTGCCTCGTGAATCGCTCTTGCGCCTGCAGCGCACAAAGGGCAGGTGCGAGCAGCTTCACCTTGCGCGTTGACCGGCGTGTCTTGGTCACTTTGTATTGCCCGGCGACTCGCGCGCGGCGGATCTCCACGGTGCCGGCGGCCAGGTCGACGTCCTCCCAGGCCAAGGCAATAGCCTCGCTTACCCGTGGGCCGGACCAGATCATGTACTGCGACAGGTTGATCTCCTGCTGCCGCTCGGTTGGGTGCGTGAGAATCGCGTTGATCTCCTCCCGGGTGAATGGATCGGGATCATCAGCATCCGGCAGTGAGATGGTGATGCCGTCGGTGGGATCAAACGCCGAACGGTTCCGAGTGCGGTACAGCCGGAAGATCTGCCGCAGGTGGCTGACGATCTCCCGCACGGTCTTGTTGTGCAGCTCGGGCATCAGTACGGACTGAACCCAGTGCTGAATGTCCAGGTGATCGATCCGGTCAGCCTGCATCGCCCCCCAGCGCGGCCGGATGTGCTTTTCGGTACGACTGCGGTACATGGCGAACCCGCTGGCCGCCATCTGGTTACGTTTGATCTCAAGCCAGAGATCGATGTAGTGGCCCAGCGAATTGGTCTTGATCCGGGGGGAGTTGGGAAAATGGCGGGCGTAGTCGAACGTCCCGGCCTCGATCTCGTAGTTGATGATCCCGACCAAGCGCTCGGCGTTGGCCAGGTTGGCGGCTGATGCGCTGCCGGGGATTGTCTCCCTGCACAGTTCGCCTTGGTAACGGAAATACACGCGGATGTGGTTGCCGCGTACTTCGACTCCATCTGCCATTGAATTTCACTCTAAAACAGAGAAACGGCCCAGAGTATGGGCCGTTTCAAGAGGATGGCCCGTTTTCATGGCCTAGAAGATTGCGCGTCAGTTCTTGGCGTCGGCCCTGGAAAGCTGCGCTACTGCGTTGCGCACTGCGCGGTGGTCGCTGGGGGTACGGCTGGTGTGCACAGTTGGCCGGCCTGGCTTGGTCAGCCGTAGGTGGCCGCCTCTGGTGATACTGATGCTCCAGCCATGATTTTTCGCGTAACCGATGACCACTTCCAGTCGTTTGCCGAATCGGCCAAGAGGCGCGGTCGCGCTCACGAGGACGCTTCTTGGTTGGCCGTCCCGGGGTGGGTGAATCGCGCCCCGGGACGGCCCGCACTGGCCTGTTGGACCAGGAGGTCGGGTGCCAGGCCGAGCTTAATGACTAGTGCCTTCACCGCGGCCTCAGCACTGATCGTGCTGCTGGCCGTCGGCTTAAGTCGCTCGGCCTTGGCGATATAGCTGCCGGCGCTCAAGCGAGCATGGATAGCGACCGCGCCAACGGTGCCTGTGGTAGCCTTGGCGCCGCCAGCTTCGGGGGGTTGTGATTGCATGTTGCTTCTCCTTAGGGTTGGTTCGGCCCCGGGGAGTTGCCGCTCCCAGGGGCCTTCCTTCACTTCGTCACACGCCGGCCGCAATGGCCTGCATGTCCTTCTCGATTTCCCTCAGCACCTCATCCCGATCACTTGCATAGGCGAATGGCTGCGCCGAACCCGGCCGAGTGATGGGAAAACGGGATTGAGGCAATCGGCACTCGGCCACGGTGTAGCCGCTGTCGTTCACCCAGCACCGCGGGATGACCCTGCCATCCGCACCACGCTTGGCCTTCCACTTCATCCCCAGTACTCGCGCACCTGGTTGAAGATCATCTGCCCGCGCGGCAAATACTCATGCACCTCCAGTTCCGGCGAGTTGTCCAGGCGCAGCACGGCCATACAGTCATCGAACAGCCCAGCGTCCAGGCTGCGCAGGTCGGTCAGTTGGAAGGGATAGGCCTGGGCGTTGTACAGGCCAAGCAGGAAGCGGCCAATCACCCGGCTCTGGCCGGACTCGCGCAGCGCAACGGGAACCAGGCGAGCCAAAGCCTTGGTGCCGGCCTCACGGATCGCTGGCCGCTCGTCCTGGTAGCGCACCAGGGCATCGAACAGTTCGTCTCGATCTGCTGCTGTGATGTTTTGCATGTTGCTTCTCCTTGGGGTTATACCCGGCGTTGCCGCGCCGGGCTGAATCAGCTGGCCTTGAAGGTCCAGCACTTGACAGTGGTGGGTCGCAGGTTCACGGCCGTGGTGCGGTTGTTGAATGCCGCACGCACGGCGCTGTCGACGGCGTGGTTGTTGCTGACGAAGGGGCGCGATTTGCTATTGCGCAGTAGGTTGCGCAGCGTGGTAGCGTCGGCCACTTTCTGCTTGTGCTCGGCGGCGCGCTCGCAGAACTCGTTGAGGTGGATGGCGATCAGTTCGGCGTTCTTGCTGTGGTCCACCACCGGCTCATCGCTGAGCGACTCCAGGTAGTCAAACACCTCCCAAAACTCAGCCACTTCCTTTGGGTCGGCGTTCACCGCGTGCTGGCGGCCGATGGCCATGGCGTGAAGCTCGCGCTGGGTGACTTCGTGCTGGCTGTCGCTCATGGGCACCACGACTCGCAGCGCATCGACCAGGGCCATCATCTGGGCGTGGTTCTTGATGATCCGCTCAATACGGATCTCGCGTTGTTCGCGCAGGGCTTGTTCGTGCACCTTCGCCTGGGTGCGGAAGGTCTCCATGGGCACCACCAGTACCCGCGCGGCGACTTTCCCGGCGCGAATCGCGCCTTCTTCTTGCCGAAACGGTGCGGCTGATCGATCAGGCGCTCCCAGAATCCGCCGTGTTCCAGAGTGAAACGTACGGTGGCGCTGCCAATGCCAAGAAGGCGGTCCCAGTAATTGTCTTGCGTGTATGAACCCTTCAACAGCTCCAGGTCGAAACCGCGCGCATCCTTCAGGTATGAGTCAGCAGGCGCATGCGGCGTCTCTACAGAGGTTGGATAGCGCTTGCTGTAGTCGTCGAACAGGTCGTCGTACAGCTCTTTCACATGCCACTGCTTGCCGCATTTGCTTTCCCGCCCGCACTTGATGAACCAGGGTTCGTCCTGGCGGGAGTACAGCTCCCTTTTGCCACAGCTCGGGCACGTGCCCTTGCGCAGGTACTTTGTGCCGCTGATTGGCTTCAGCCCGTAGTCATCCTGCAGGCGCCGCAGGACATCGGCGCGCAGTCTTTCTTCCATCGGCTTGCGGTTCACTGCACACGCTCCCCATGGCCCGTCAGCTGCTTCTGCAGCTCGCGGCGCGTGCGGCTGATGCCAAGCAGGTGCGGGATGTCCCGCACCACATGGGGGGCGCGCATGCCAGCGGGCACGTTGCGGTAGCGGTCCGAGTACCAGACCTCCGCCATAGTGGTGTCGAACTGGGCGTTGAGCCACAGCAGGTACTGCCTGGCCAGCTGCTCGTCGAACATCAGTGAATGGTGATTTTGCTCATTTCTGCCACCAATTGAGTGCAGTTGCCGAGCAGCCAGATAGCGGTTATGCGCCGCCAGGATGGCCTTGGCTTCTTCCTGCTAGATCACGCCATCTTCCAGGGCCTTGTGGATGATCTGATCGACGATGCCGCGCTTGGCCGCGGTGTTCACCGCACGGCTGTACAAGTCGACGTTGTCCAGTGTGTCTGGGTGGGCCAGCGGTACAAACATGCCGCCGTACAGGTGGGCGATGAACTCCGGCAGTAGGGTCGTACCGGCATCCGTCTCCAACAGGTGGATCTGGTCATAGGTAAGGGGCCGGCTGCCGGCGTTTTCGTAGACGTGGTTATCGAACCGCTTCAACTCGTAGCCGAGCCGTGCCGCCGCGCTTTCGCGACCGCCAGGGAAGGCGCAGATCACTGCGCTGACCACCTGGCGAAGGGTTTCTAGAACTGGACGCTTCATGTTCTGGTTTCTTCCTTGAGCTAGGCGGCCTAGCTTGTGGCTTCGGTGTTCTTGATACCGAGAAGCACGGCGGCGCGGTGTGCTTCGCCGCGTGAACATTTCTTCTGGCCGTTCAACACGGCGTAGACGGTGGAGGGATGAAGGCCGTTCTGGATGGCGAAATCCTTGGCAGTGACTCCTTGCATCTCCAGGCGTTGTCTAGCGGCCTGGCACGCTTGCTCGGGTGCGTAGGTGGCGTGCATAGTTCAAATTCGTGTGATTTCGTGTGATGACGTAGTGATATTGGTTCAATTATTTGAACCTGCCAATGCTTGAGGTTCAAAAAAATGACCATCGGCGATCGGCTGAAGGAAGAAAGGTCGCGCCTGGGCCTCAGTCAGACTGACTTGGCGGCGGTAGGTGGTGTGGGTAAAACCACACAGATCAACTATGAGAAGGGCTCGGGAAGCCCAGATGCGCGCTACCTCGCAGCAGCTGCTGATCGAGGGGTAGATATCCTGTACGTCGTTACGGGGGTGCGGCGGCCTGCCCATGCTGACCAACTGAGCCCGGAGGGAGCAGAACTGTTGCACTTAGCTCAGAAGATCAATGGCTCTGACTTGGCCATCTTGGTGCGTATGGCTTCGGCGTTTGCGGTGGCGAACGAGCGGGCTTGAAGTTGGATTAACCTCTTGCCGCTGTTGGCAAGGGCACGCACGGACGCGGTGAGCTGGCCATGGTGGCCAGTGTTTGTCGAGGATGATGGAAATGGATGGAATAGTTGGGTTGGTTTCGCTGGTTGTGTTCGTCGGGATCTGGTGGTGGCTTGTGAAGCTGCTGCGCAAGAGCGGACGCGGATTCATAGTCCGTCACTTACTCGGTTGCACGGCCGGTTGGATGGCATCACTGCTGGTGGCTGGCATTGCGGTGTCCACCGGGATCGTTGGGCCCAAAACGGCAGAAGTGGCCGGTACTACTCAGGCGATAAAGCCCGGGTACGAATACGAGATTGTGAAAGATGAATCTCGTGAAGGGCGGCCGCGGAAAGTCGAAGTACTGCTATCGCGACGGCTGACTGACGCGGAGTTAGCTGAGGTCTCGAAAAAGATTCGTGATGACTCTGATGTAGGTGCTGATAAGACGTACATCGGATTTCGTGTCCGTGGGCAGACATTTGGTAGCTATTGGGCGAATGCCAGCTTTGAGCCTCAGTACCAAGGCAATGTTATTGCGCTGAGTGCGGCGGATTATGAAACGCTCACGAGTCGGGATCTTTCCAACTATCAGACCGCCCAAGGTGTCTGGCTGCGGGATGGGGCCATGGGCCATCTGATGGTGCTCTATACCATGAACGGCAAGTACTTTATTGATTCGGTTTTTGCCGACGGCGGAAAGAATAGTGACGAATATCTGGCCAAGCGACTGCCAGATGGATCGCTCCGACTACAGACGCCAAATAACGATTTTAGTGAGTACTATGTTATGAGTGCTGACGGTATCTTGCGGGGCTGGGGGGAGAATGGTGTCTATATGACGCTGCTGCCGAAAAGTCCTACGACAAATGGCGAGGATTCCCACAAGGGAACTTAAGAAAGTCCAAAGGAAGGGCTGGTGGCACGCATAAACGTGCTGACAATGCGGGACTCCCGGTCGTCTCAATTGGCATCGTCGGTGCCAGGCGACTGTTTAAGGAGCCAAAGTACGCATTATGGAAAATCTTACACAGTTGGAGCGCGAATTCATTGACATGCTGCGGCGGCTTACGGATCAGCAACACAATGACCTGCTGCGAATGCTGTTTGTTATGTTGAGGTCTAAAGTGTAATTTCTTTGGTGCCTCATCTGTTGGTGGGGCGTCGCTAATATAAGTTTAGGGGCTGTTGTATGGTTGGAGAAACGCTGCGAATAAGCAATATGTCGAAAAGTCATTTGCAGGAGCTGTGGAGGCGAAGTGATTCGGAAGAATTAAATAAGCTCCTTTTGTCAAGCAGCTCGAAAGAAGTTACAACGTTTTTTTCCAGAATTCCTGAAAATGGTACGCGGTCGGTTTTAGATGGTTTGGATGAGGTTACTGCGGAATTTGTGCTCAGGGTGATGAACCCGAGTCGATTGAATTCGGTTTTGCTGCTTGCGAGCACATCATTCCTGAAACGTCTGCCGACCTTGATAACAAAAAGTTTACTTTGCGATATTTTATCAAGGATCAGCCCGGATACACGAAATCAGATCTTGCAGTCAGTGCCAGTCAAAGACAGGATGATTATACAAGAAAAGATAAGTGCGAGAACTGTTGAATCTAAGATGCTTGATGAAATTATGTCTGATGAGCACTCTACCCTGCTTGAAAGAGATGCTATGGCTCGCTTTAAAGAGATTCGAGAGCGAGAGCGATTTTTAGAGCAACGGCAAAGAGCTCGTGAAGAGCAAATGCTAGAGCACTTCGAAAGTCTGAGGCATCAAATCGTAGAGGCGGAAAAGGAAGTATCTTCTAGGCAGGCACGAATTAAAGGGCTTGAAGCAAGCTATGCGAAGCGAGAGTCTGAATTAAAGGAAAATATACGTTTGCTGCAGGAAGAGCATCAAAAGCAAGTGCAAGAGAGGATTGAGGTAAAAGTCCCTGCTTTTGTAAAGTCCGCACTAGAAGCTCTAGAAGATAAAGAAGAGTCATTCGCTACTAAGGCGAGGATATGGAATTGGCAAGGTCATGTGGCAGTGATTTTGGCGATTATTGCTGCAATTGTTGGATTTTGGTACGGTGCCGATGTTTTTAAGGATGCTTCTAAAGAAAATATAAACTGGTTCTTCTTTTGTTTTGTTCTGCTGAAAGGGCTTGTGATAATTTCACTTTTTGCAGCGTGGGCAAAGCATTCATATACAGTGGCCAGTGCCTATGTGCATGAGTCGTTAAAGAGGTCTGATAGGATGCATGCTATCAATTTTGGTAAGTTGTATCTTGAGGTGTATGGAAATGATGTTAGTCAGATGGACATGAAGGCTGTGTTCGAAAATTGGAACTTGGATAGTGATAGCGCTTTCACGAGAGTTAAGACCGCTGATTTACAACCTAAAGTTTTGGAGCAGTTGACAAAGTTTGTTGACTCAGTGTCTAGAGGGTCGCAGGCAAAGAATGATTCTGTTAAGTGATTAGAGGTAGCCTGGCATAGGTGCCAGGCTTCACGTGAGATTAGTGTTGGCTTCCATGCGACTCCATTCCCTGTTCAGAGCTCGCCGGGCATTTCTTTCATTAACATAGACGCGCCTCAACCGCCTTGGCTTGGTCTGATCGCCGGCCGTGACTGACTTTTCCTTCCCCGTGCCCTTGTCGCGGTAGAACGCAATGACCCCCGTGTACTTGATCTTGCCGCGCACGCCGTCCTCAAGCAGGCTTTCGACTGTGTCCTCTGGCAGCTTGCTTTCCAGCTCCAGGCTCATGGTGTAGCCGGCGTCAGCCGTTAGACTGTGCTGGATGTTCCCGCCGTACCAGATGATTTCATCAATCTCCGACTTCATCCCCTGGCCCGCATCGCTCCAACCCAGCCACAGGCGCACCACGGCACCGCGCGGCGGGATTACCAGCAGCCCGTCGTGGTCGCTGAGGGTCAGATCAAGCTGGTCTGCTTCGAGGCCACGGATGTCGGTGAGCTGCAGGCTCATCAGGCGAGGGCTGATCAGCTGAGCGATGTCGCTGCCGTTGATGGTGATGCGGAATGCCGGCACCGGATACGCGGCATCGCGCTGAAGCCCGTCGTAGGTGTTGCGCAGGAAGCCGGTGACCTTGGCGATGGAGGGTTCAATCACAGCAGCTACCTCAGGATGTTTACACCGCCCGCTATGCCGGCGCCAAGCATGTCGATGCCTTCAATGATGTCGCGCACCAGGGAGGGGTGCATGGGCTTGTCCATCGCCCACATGTGCGCCTCGGCCAAGCGCAACGCGCTGGCCCGGACGTTCAAGCCCCACAGGCTGTTGAGTCGTCAGGCTTTCGAGCAGATCGTCATGGACCTGGGCTGGTCGGGGAACTTGTACTTGGAAAACGCGACAACATGCTGCGCGACACCCTTGGGCTCCGGCCGTGCCTGGCGAAGTACATGCGGCGGGGCTCCGATCTGGAGACCTACTACCAGGTGCGCGGCTGGCGGGACGAATACGAATTCCGCGCCGGCAGCATTTGCCACCTGCGCATAGCTGACATCAACCAGGAGGTCTACGGCCTACCGGAGTGGTTGCCGGCCCTCTAGGCCGCGTTACTCAACGAGTCGGCCACACTGTTCCGGCGCAAGTACTACCAGAACGGTAGCCACGCTGGGTTCATTCTCTACATGACCGACGCAGCCCAGAACGAAGACTTCGTCGACGACCTACGCAAGGCGATGAAGAGCAGCAAGGGGCCGGGCAACTTTCGCAACCTGTTCATGTACGCGCCCAACGGCAAGAAGGACGGCATCCAACTCATCCCGATCAGCGAGGTGGCGGCGAAGGAGGACTTCGGTGCGATCAAAAACATCAGCCGCGACGACCAGCTGGCCATGCTGCGGATCCCACCGCAGCTAATGGGCGTTGTGCCGCAGAACTCTGGTGGCTTCGGTTCGGTGCGTGAGGCTTCCCTGGTGTGGGCGGTGAACGAGCTGGAGCCCGAGCAAGCTAGGCTGTTGCAGATCAATGAATGGCTGGGGGAAGAAGTGATCCGTTTCGCTCCATATGAAGCGCCAACCGGCAAGCCAATTTGA